GGTAGCCCTTTTTTATTTCATAAAGAAGTTAAATTAATTGTTAAAAAATTTGACTTTTAGTTTCAATAAGTTTAGTGTTGTTTATATTAATTATTTTTAAGGAGTAAATAATGATTAAAGAAGTAAAAAAATTAACTGAATACGAGTTATTAAAAAGACTTGATAACGAGTTTCCAGATGTAGACTTTAGTGTGCGAGAGAGTGCGACTAAAGGTGTAGTAGCTATGATTATTTTTTATGAAGATAAATTTGAGGAGATTAATAATGAAAGGTAAGCTAACTAAACTTGATGAGTGGGTTTATAACAACAATATTAAATACCACCTATACACTAAGATACCTTTGTTGGTCTTAGTTGTTTTTTATGTAGTCTTTTTTATGGGGAGTGAATGATGAGAAGTTGGACTAGCACAATAACATATTCTGTATTCGATATGGGTAGAGAGTGTGAAACAGAAGAAGAATATAAAGAATGGGTTAAACAGTCTTTTAGAGAAGAACATAATATTGAACTAGAGGACAGAGACATAACCGATATTGAATATGAGGAGGTGAATAATGAAAACAATTAAATTTACCCAAAGGGAGATAAATCAACTATATGATGCACTTCAAAATATACCAAATGAAATATATTCAGAGTGCGATACGCCTGATGATAGAGATAAAGAGTTATTGTCTGCAATTAAAAAATTTAAAAAGGAGAAAAATTATGACTAAAAGCGATATTGTAGTGTACTTTGGCAACAGAGGTATGTATTTAGAAAACCGAGACTTTAAAGAGTTTGGTGTTGTAGGTCGTTATGTATTTATACATTTCATCAATGGCGATTATGAAAATAAAGGTTGGGTCGAAATGTTTGAATTAGGGCATACAGGCTTAGAATGTATTGATGAATTTGATTATAAACATTTCAAATTCACAAAGACTTATATGCGTAAGTGTGTAACAGGAGAGGTATGATGATGATTGACATATTTAACTTTGTTATGGGTGTTGCTATCCTCATAATCATGGCTTACTTTGTATGGGTTATAACAGTAATTAATCATGGTAGAAAAAATAAGTCAAAAAAATTTGACAAGAGCAACAAAAACATTTAAGGTAGAATAATGGAAGATGAAATTAATAAGCAAATACAAGAACATATAGCTTATGTGTTAGCAGGGCTAAATGTTTTTAGTGAACGAGAAGATTTGTTGGTAGACCTATTCAACCATGTTGAAGCAGAAATGTTGACACACCCTGTGCCAGTTACAGATGAAAGGATTATTAAATCTGCAGTTGGATTTATGGAGAGTTTGTGTGCTGATGCTATTTCGGAAGCACAACTAGAAGAAATGGCTAATGAAGCTCAAAGAAAACTAAACTAATTATGAGTTTGTGGCTAGGACAACCTAAGGAGACATTACTTAAATTTTTTATTTATTCCTTTATGAGTGTCTTAGCCACGATTTATTTTAAGGAAATAAGATGGCTAAATTTACAGTAACAGCTACCCAACCGGCAAAGTACAGCATTACCCTTGAAGCTAATACAGGAGTAGAAGCAATAGAGATTGCTAAAGAAACTAGCAGTAGTGAGTGGGAGTTTGAGGGCTATGCAGATTGGGAACAGTATCAGGTTAGCTCTGTGCAATATCGTTTGGAGAATCTTAAACAGGAGTAACTATGAAACCATTTATTGATTTATGTAATGAAGTCGTAACAGAAATAGTTGATAAGACTAAAAAAGAAATGACAAAAACTAAGACTCCCTCGTCTAACATTGGACGCAATTTGGATTATGGCGAGGGTGGTCTTTCCTTTTTGGAAGAAAACTTTATAACCGAAGAAGAATTAGCAAATTGTTGTGAGTTTTGTGGCGAAGCTCTTGAAGATTGCACAGGCTATAAGTGTTGGATAAGATGAAAAGGATAGACATTTTCTTTTGTAAAAAGTTTGACGAGTATTGTTACGACTGTTTAATATACAATGAAGTAGAAACACAAAAAAGTTTTTATGACTACATAGAGGCTAATAAAAGTTTATTAGTTAGGCTTTATGTTGAGGAGAGGAGAAGAGAGAGGAGAGCGAGGCTAAACTAATGAAAGGAGAAAATATGAGAAATATATTAATATTTAGTTTAATAACTATTGTTATTGTAACTCTTAATTATACTTTATCTAAAAGGGTAATTGATGATTTACAAGATTCGTTAGCAGAACTACAGGATTTAGAAGTTTCTGTAGTAAATATGACAGAGCAAGTTAATAATTTGCAAAGCTCTGTAGATGTAGTGGTAGAAGAAGTTGAGAATCTTAATAAGTCTAAAGCATGGACTACTAATAAATTAAGAAACTTAGAAATCTTTTCTGAAACAATGGACACAGAAGCTAAGAACTTACGAGCAGACTTAGCTGACTTACATCTTTCAGTAGAAGCCCTAGCTAGTAAAACTGAATCAGAGTTTGAAGTTTTATCTTCAAGAATAGACGCAGAAATAGTTTCTGAAAATGAGGCTCTAGCAGACCAAGAAATTGAGACTCCTTATGAGGTATCAAATGAAGTGGATAAAGCCGTTAACGAGCCTGTGGCTTGTCCTCAACCGGTAAAAAATAGGAGTTATTCTTACTTCATACAGAATGTTAGTTTGAAAAAGTCAGTTGCCTTTAGAGTAATCTATGACTTAAAAGATGGAGAAGTTTATAATGTTGAATTTGAAGCTAACCCACCAATGAATTTAAGAAGACCAACCATTAGGTATCTGAACAGTTTATATTTTGCTGAAGCAACTGCTCAAAATTGTTCCATGCCTTTCAAGATAAATGTAAACTAATGAAGCAAACTATTATTTTAGATAAAGATAACTTCCAAAAGTTTGATAGGTATGTGGTTAAAAATCAAGACGATTTAAACTGGACTTACTCAGTAGAACTTTTACACAGCAAGTATAAAGTAACACTATTGAATGAGGGAACTGTTTCCCTGTATGAAATAGTTAAACAAATGTCATAAATTCTATTGACAAACTAATTTAGATATGCATAATTTTATATGTAAACAAGCCAAAAGGAGAAATTGATTATGGCAATACAAGAAGGAATAGCCTACTGGGCTAGTGTAACGACACCTAACACTAAGTTTGAGCCTGTGTATACAGTTGACTTAGTGGTTAGTGACGAAGTTGCCAACGACTTTGAATCTCGTGGTTATAAAGTAAAAGAGATAACTATGAATGACGAGGTTGTTGGAAAAGCAATAACTTTTAAAAGAAAGGTGAATGGTCCTAACGGAATGGTTAGACAACCACCTAAACTTTTAGATGGCAATAAAAATCCAATAGATGAACTTGTTGGTAACGGCTCTAAGGTTAGAGTCCAATACAATGAGTGGGAGACTTCTAATAAGTATGGAGACTTCAAAGGTTTGGATTTCCAAGCTATGCAAGTTATTGACTTAGTGCAATATAAATCAGGAGATGGCTCTGAATTTGAAGCCATCGAAGGAGGAGAAGAATTCTAATGGTTATTAGTATTAGAAACGATAAAGGCGAAGCAACTAATTATGATATCAATTTGATTGCAGACCAACAGAAAAAAACCAGTGCAACTGTAATGGTAAATAAAGTTGGTAACTTGCAAGTCATACTTGAAGCATTAGATTTTGCAAGCCGTACTCATAGAGCAAACTTAGAAGACCTTTTAAAGGGTTGTCCTGAGGCGAAGACAGAAGAGCCGGCTACTGAAACCGAAGAGGAAGAAGAAGTCGAAGCTGAAACTGAAGTAGCGGAAGAGAAAAGCTAACTATGAGTTTTTGGGTAATGTATCCTAATATTACTCAGCATTAAATATAAATGGGGTGTCTTCGGATACCCTATTTTTTTGAGGGTCAAAGATGGAATCAGATTTAAAATTTAAAGATTGTCATTTGCCTTGTCCGGCTTGTGGCTCAAGCGACGCTTTGTCAGTAAATGAAAATGGCTCAGCTAAATGCTTTAGTTGCGATGAATTTTTTCCGAAAGGGGTAGAAGACACAGGAACGAAAAAGAATAATAGTATGACGAAAACAGTAAGAGAACTTAATGCTCATGGCGGAGTCTTTGCTAAACTTACAGACCGAAGTATAGCTAGAGAGACTGCTGAGAAGTATGGAGTTAAAACAGTTTATGATAGTGCAGGGCAGATAGCTCAGCACATCTATCCGTTATACATAAACAATGAGCTGACTGCTAATAAGATAAGGTATGTCAGAGATAAAAAGTTTAGCTATGATGTAAGCCCACAAGGAGTTGGTCTGTTTGGACAACAACTCTTTAAAGAAGGTGGGAAGTATCTAACGATTACTGAGGGAGAGTGTGATGCGATGGCAGCCTACGAGTTATTGGGTAGTAAGTGGGCTGTCGTTTCTATTATCAAGGGAGCGGCAGGAGCGGTTAGAGATATCAAAGAAAACTTAGAGTATGTAGAAAGTTTTGATAATGTTGTGCTTTGTTTTGATAAAGATAAACAAGGCATGGAAGCGGCAAAGAAAGTTGCTAGTATTTTAAAACCGGGCAAAGCTAAGATAGTAACACTACCTAATGGTTACAAAGACGCTAACGATATGTTGGTTAAAAGTAAGTACAAAGAGTTTACTTCAGCTTGGTGGGACGCTAAAGTTTTTACACCCGGTGGTATCATTAGAGTATCAGAAAAGAAAGACCAATTCTTAGACCGCCCTCGTAAAGAAAGCATACCTTACCCTTGGGAAGGATTGAATCAAAAACTTTACGGGCTTCGACAGGGCGAGTTAGTTACTCTTACTGGTGGTACAGGACTAGGTAAGTCTAGTGTAACTCGTGAGCTAGAACATTGGTTAATTAAAAACACCGAAGACAATGTAGGTATCATAGCCTTAGAAGAAGATTGGCGAAGAACAGTAGATGGTGTCTTGTCTATCGAAGCAGACGCTCGTTTGTATGTTGACCAAGAACGAGATAAGTTTGATGAAGATACTTTAATGGATATGTTTGATAAAGTCTTTGAAGACGATAGAGTTTTTATTCATGCTCACTTCGGCACTAATGAGATAGATGATATCTTTGCTAAACTTAGATACTTGATTGTTGGTTGTGATTGTAAATGGGTAGTAGTAGACCACCTACACATGCTTGTTAGTGCCTTGGGTGAAGGAGATGAACGAAGAGCCATTGATAATATTATGACTAGGCTTAGAAGTTTGGTTGAAGAAACCAATGCCGGTTTAATTTTAGTCTCACACCTAAGAAGAGTTGATGGTAACAAGGGACATGAGAATGGTATTAAAGTTTCACTATCACATTTGCGAGGTT